CGCGAAGACGATCGATGGTCAGAGGGATTGGCGGCCTGAGCCGAAAAGCTTTCGAAAGAAAGATTTTCGCCTTTCGGCCCGGCTTGCTTCCTACGTCTACCATTAGACGGGAGCAGGTTGCTAAATTTGACCCTTGGACCGGTTGGCATCAGTTCCTCGGGAACGCCAATCAGATAAGAACGTGTAATATTCTCCACTCGCAACACAAGAGAAGCGAGGGAGACCCTCCCCAGCAGAGTTCCCCTTCCTCGAGTCCGTCGAGCATGGCGCTTGACGATCGATCGATATTGTTTCGCCCACTGCCAGAATCCGCAGGGCCGAGATCCACGTCGTTTCCTAGCGACGGGTCTCTTACTGCCCTTAGTCTCCCCAAGATCGGAGACCGGATGTACTGGAGTGGGCTCAACTATCGAAAGATACGCCGACCACACCGCGGCGAGACCCCGCTCTACCTCAGCCTCAGTACCCACAAAGAGTCCATCAATCCGCAGCTCGGGGGGTGTTTGCCCCGAGTCAGGATGGAGAGGGAATTGATCCCAGACGACCAGAGGTTTCTTAGAAGCCTTCCAGTCTGCGAGATCCTCCTTCGCCCACGCCTGAGCGAGATTGTAGGACCCGTGGTGAGAGCTAGAGGTCGACCAAAGATGGTCGAGGGCGCGCAAGAACTCCAAGTAATGACCACCAGACTCTCCATGCCGAGCGCCAAGCGCACGTTCGACCCCCTCAGAGTGGGATCGGACATCGGACATGAGAGCACGACGGTAGTCCTTGGAGACGTTGCGAGTCCAAGAGCGAAGAGGATGGGGAAAGAATCCACCCCCCCCAAGAATTCTTGGCAGATCGGCCGGAATGCCCGCCTTAAGCAATCTCTTTCTCTCCGGCGCCAGAGCCCGGACCAACCTGTGGATCTGGATCCTCTTCTCAAGAGGGATCCAATCCGGAACGACAGAAGATGTCGCCGGACCACGGGTAACCCAGGATGGCAAAACGAGAGAATCTCCTTTAGACCCATTCTCCGCGAAATGCCCTGGATCGATCAATCCCTTGATGGGAACGACGTCCAAAAGGCGGTCGGGCTTCAGCAACCCGACATCGAGCCCAGCGACCCCGGCGACAGTATTCGCCGGCGCGGGACCGCTATAGCGCTCGAAGATCGCGGCCTGCTCGGTAAAGAGCAGGAAGGTCTCGGAGACGAGATGCTTTCCGGCGGACAGGCCAGAGCCCGCGTCCTCTATCCTCTGTCGATATCCTTCATGCGCGCGGCGCGGAATTACTGCGGCCAAGTCATCGCCGCAAACCGCCACGCGTCGGGAATCTCGACCACGAGGAATATTGAGTTCGCGAGCCACCTCGTTGCAGGCCGCATCGATGGCCCAGAGATTAACAAGGTTAAGGATGAACCACGAGAGCGGGAGTCCCATGAGGGCTCCCCTTGCTGTCTCGCGGATGACTCGCTTATCCTTGTACTCCAGCCTCATCGGCCCAAGCAACAGGTGACCCATTCTCCTTACATCTGCCAAGAATCCAGCCCCATTGCAAACTCCATCCCAAGCAGCGGCCAAACAGTTCTGGTACAAACCGTCTGTTGCCGCTGTGAGATCAGCCGACACCAGTGTCAGGTCACCCATAGAACGAGGGCACTTAATTGGGTGTTCAACGAGGTCTTCTACGAAGTCCTCGAGGCGTCTCCCACCCAGCGCCGCTCTCATTCTCGGGTCCCTTTCCAGCATCGGCCAAACGAGGGAGCGTATGAAATGTCCAGCCTGGACGAGCCACCAAGGCGACTTGGTCACAATGCGGGATTTATAACCCCGTTCATTGATGACCTCGACGCCCGCAGGTGGAGGCTCATAGGGAACGACCATCGGTTTCCCTGTTCCAGGATCCGTCTCGTGTTGACGGACAAAGGACGGATCATGCGCATCCACTCGTCGGAGTACGCAATCGCGAACAATGCGGTTGACGCGCATACGCTCGTTGCTAGGATCTGCCGTCACGTCTACGACGTGTTCACGGTCCTCGCGGGTCGGTTGAACCCCCGACTCGCGTTTGAGGTCCGCGTTCCTTTCTCCCTGGACAGTATATCGTCCGGGATCCGGGAAAGACGGCCACCTAGCCCAATAGAGCGTATCGCTGTTCGGGCTTTCCTCCCTCATCCACGCGTTGACGGCTTCGGTAATGGCGGCAGCTTGTCCGCCATCCGTCCGAGTCATCTCGACGCAGGAAGAAAGGGAGCCCGACAGCTTGGCTTCATCAGGGATGTGACTCCGGGCGAGACTAGCCCATCTGCCACACCAGTCCCTGAGTTCAGCCACCGCGTCAGCCGGCATCGCGCCGGGGCTAGAGTATCGGTCGTAATGTTTGTCGAGGGCCTTCTTGGCGGTTCGAGCATCTCCGCGGCCAAGAGCGCGGGCCACCATGGACAACTGAAATACGTCGTCCGGACCCGCTACGCGGATAGATCTCACCACCCGTTGAGCCCAACGCACAAGATGCTTCGACAAAGCACGATCGAAACTCGGGGGGCCTCCTCCTCTCAACTCATCAAGAGCCGGATTCCGATCGGACGCGGCGCAGTGCCACCTCAGGTAAGCGCACCAGGATTTGATCGCTGGTGCCAACACCTGGGGGCCCTCCTGCAAACCGGTCACAGAAATCCAGCGGCGAATCGCCGAGAAGGAGGAGAGAGAGGGAAGAGAACGGCGGTCTTTCATCAAAACCGCAGCGGAGACAAAAGCTTCCCAAGTTGCTTGGGTAAACTTTATACGGGAGTCCAGTTCAGACTTCCGCCATCCCCGCTTCCTGCAGGTAGTATTACGCAGGACGTTCTTTATTACACGTTCATCACTGACGGTTTCTCGCCGAAGGCGATACCGTTCGGTCAGTGGGTCAAATTTAACAGGAGCGCGAGCGAGAGTATACGTTACTCTCTCGCTGTTGCTCCGATCCCCTTGAGGCTTCCGGGACTTACGTCCTTTT